TTACCCATACTGCTTCTTCAACCAGCCCCGGTAGCTGCCGCTTTGGACGTGCTGCACCCACTCGGGGTGATCCAGGTACCACTGGACTGTCTTGCGGATGCCGGTCTCAAACGTTTCGGCGGGCTTCCAGCCCAGCTCCTTCTCGATCTTGCCTGCATCGATGGCGTAGCGTCGGTCGTGGCCGGGGCGGTCTTGCACGTGGGTGATCTGGGTTTTGTAGCTGCTGCCATCGGCCTTTGGGCGCAGTTCGTCAAGCAGTGTGCAGACGGAGTGCACGATCTCGATATTGGGCTTCTCGTTCCAGCCGCCGACGTTGTATGTCTCGCCCAGGCGCCCCGCTTCCAGCGCACGGCGGATGGCGCTGCAATGGTCCTTGACGTAGAGCCAGTCGCGCACCTGCAGGCCGTCACCGTACACCGGCAGGGGCTTGCCGGCCAGGGCGTTGACGATCATGAGCGGGATGAGCTTTTCGGGGAAGTGGTAGGGACCGTAGTTGTTGCTGCAGTTAGTGGTGAGCACCGGCAAGCCGTAGGTGTGGTGCCAGGCGCGCACCAGGTGGTCGCTGGCGGCTTTGCTGGCGCTGTAGGGGCTGTTGGGCTCGTAGGGGTTGGTTTCGGCAAACGGCGGATCGTCTTTGGACAGGGTGCCGTAGACCTCGTCGGTGCTGACGTGCAGGAAGCGGAAGGCGGTTTTGTCGGCCTCGGGCAAGGCTGACCAGTAGGCTCGGACGGCTTCAAGCAGGCGGAAGGTGCCGACGATGTTGGTTTGGATGAAGTCCTCCGGGCCGTGGATGGAGCGGTCCACATGGCTTTCCGCAGCAAAATGCAGCACGGCGCGGGGGCGGTGTTCGGCCAGCAGGCGATCCACCAGTATGCGGTCGCCCAGGTCGCCTTGGACGAAGCAGTGGCGCGTGTCGCCGCGCAAGCTAGCGAGGTTTTCCAGGTTGCCGGCGTAGGTCAGCTTGTCGAGGTTGACGACAGGCTCGTCGCACTGGGCCAGCCAGTCGAGCACGAAGTTGCTGCCGATAAAGCCGGCGCCGCCGGTGACGAGAATGGTCATGCTTTAAATCTTCCCAAAAATAGCAGCAGCAATCAGGCCCAGATTGCCGAATAAGGTTTGGCGATAGATGCCACTGCGTTTCAAGTGTATCAAACGTGGGATCAAACTCACCTGACGGGCGGTTGCGAAACGCTCAAGAATCTCCCGGTTTTTCGGGGCAAGACGATGACTGATGGCCCGCAATGCGGCAATGTTGCTGTCATTCCACATCCGGAAGCGGCCTTGAAAAAGCATACGGATGCGTTTGAAACGGGCTGGCCAGGTGGCATTCATTCCTACCAGGTTGCCATTGTGTTGGCGATAGCGCAGTGTGGGTTCGGTGTCGTAGAAAACCTGGCCTCCACAGCCGGTCACCACCATGTAAGCCCACCAGTCGTGGGTAATCACTGGAGTGTCTTCTCCAGCTTCGCGCAGCAGCGCACGGGCCGCATTGTTGAAAACCATGGTATTTCCACCACCAATGTTTTGCATGAGCGCATTGGCAAAGCTCGGTGGCTTGGAAAAGAGCGGGGACAAACCGATCTCATTGTTTTCGGCATCGACCAGTCGGGTTCGCGAGCAGTAGAGGGCGGGAATATTCTCAGGAACAGTTTGAAGCCAACGAACAGCACGCTCCAGCTTGTCAGACTCCCATACATCGTCCTGGTCAGAATAGGCGTAATAATCCGCCTCGATACTCGCTCTGCAGGTCAGTGAAAGGAAGTTCGCAGCAAACCCCTCGGCTGGCCCGAAATGGATGGAAAGACGACCTGCAGGCCACTTCTGTTGGTAGGCCTCGAGGATTGAATGCGTATCGTCTTTAGATCCGTCGTCTG